AAGCTTCCTCACCACTGGCCATTTTTGATGCATGCATTAGTTGTGCATCAGACATAGCCATCTTAGTTTTTTGTCTATTTGCGTAAATTTTGCTTCCAGCAGATAGTGCTAATTTTGCTAAACCAAACCAAGCCATTATACGCCAACCTTTTTTAAAGCTTTGTTGTGAGACTTTTTAAATGTCATACCTTTTTTCATATCTTTTTTCATTGATGTCATATGTTTTGTTGTATGATGTACTTTGTGTTTCTTTAATGTTTTCTTTTCTTTTTTATCTATCATTTTGACTTCCTTTATTTTTCATCATAGCTAATTTTTCTCTTGCTTCGTTAGCCATCTCTGTTTTTTCTATTGACGTGTCTGCTCTTAATTCTGCTAGTTCTTCGTTTTGCTCTAATTTTTCATCTTGGTTTCTTTGATTCATCATAGCCTTCATGTTCTCTAAGTTTAATCTTTCCTCAGAGTCTTTTCTTCTAGACTCATTGTCCATTGCTCTAATATCTAATTCTCTTGATCTTAGTTGAGCAATAGGATCGTGACCAAATGATGAAGTAATTTTTTTCTCTTCCTTCATAAAGTCTTCCATCATCTCAGCAATTAGAACTGCTTTTCTAGCTTCAATTTGAATTTGAGCTTGTTGTATTTCTTGTTGTACTTGTGGATCCTGTTGAACCATTTGTGGGTTCTGTTGGATAGCCATAGTCTGTTGTTTAATTTGTTGTATTAATTCTCTAAATTCTAATTCAACTTGTTCTTGAGCCATTAGAGAAATATGTTCAAGACAATTTTTTTCTATAGCTGCTGTTACTGTTGGTGCTGTACGTGCTAGGTTAGTAGCCATAAAATTTAAATGAGCAGTTATATGTGCTCTGTGATCTTGACCTGGAAAAGCTTTAAAAGGAACAGCACCTAATGCATCAATGTGTTCTAGTGCAGGATCTTTTGGACCTGGCTTGGGTGGTCTTTTTAAAATTGAATCAATATCTTTAACTCCTAATGCTTCATACATATTTCTATATACTGCATACTGATTGTGCATTTTAGGATTTGAAGCTGCCAATTGCAGTTCCGTTTGGGCGAGAGAGATCCTCTGTGTTTGAGAGAATATATTGGGATCCGCAACCGGCAGAATATCTACTCTATCATCGAAGTCAGTTTGCATGATTTGCCTTTGTCCTCCAACAACATCGTATGGATATACGGGGGGTAGATAAAGTTTAAAAACTCTTGCCATTAAATTAAATTCTTTTTTCATCGAAGCATACAGTCTCTTGTGTATTGCTGACATTGTTCTACTTCCTCTTTCCAACAAAGCTACTGTCGTGCCCACTGCCGCTTGTTGATTCCCGTCTCCTACTTGCAGGTCCGCTATGGAAGCGAATCTTTGTCCTGCAGATACCACGACACCCATAAGTGATAATAAGGTTTGCGATGGTTCCTTAAATGGAAGCATCATAAATGCGTCTTTTAAGTTTCCACCAGGAGCATCAACGTCTCTGAATTCTCCGGGTTGTATAGCTTGTGCTTCGTCTCTCATTTTTATACCACGCATTTTAAATCCTGCGGGTAAATTTGATAATGTACCTGCATCTAATAATTGTCTTAATGCTGCTGTGGCAGTTCTAGATAATCCACCGATCATGTGAATTAATCCAAAGCCGTAAAATCCTAAACCAGGTAAAAATTTAAAGTGAACAAAATAATCAATTTTTTTCTTTAATGGATCATTAATCTCAAAGTTTCTTCTGATGGATAAAGTTTTTCTTGTACCTTCTTCTACAGTTACAATGTAAGGTAATTTAATACCTGTAGGTTCTCCGTCTTGACCCATGTCTTCAAAACCTTCTAGATCTAAATTAATATGACATTCTAAAATTGTAATAAGACGATCATCTCGTCCTCTTGTCATTCCTTCTAATTTTTTTTCTTTTTCTTGTGCTTCTGATTCATTTAGATTTGTTGGGGAAATTTCTATGTCTCTATAGAATCCACCAACTTGTTGTTTTCTTAATTCGTTTTCAGTCATACGAACCATGTGAATAATAGATTCGCAATCGTCTAGTGATGTTGCTGTGTAAGGAACAACTAAATCATCAGCTGGTACAAATTTAGAAACGGCTCTTTGCATTACGCCATCATAATAAACTTTTTTAAATGCTGATCCTGCTAATGGTAAATAAAATAACATTTGATCAAACTCAGCTTCATACTCTGGCATCTTGTCCATGATTTGATAGTTCATGTAATCTTTGACACGTTGAGCTTGTTGTTCTTTAGCTGGATCTACTTTACCCATTGTTTGAGTTCTAACAGGTCCACCTGCTGGTAATAATTCTTTGTAAGCTAGAGATTGAAATGCTGTAACAGCTTCTGCTAATACAGGATGAGTTGCACCTGATGCACCTTTGAAAGGTTCTGTTCTGTCATCGTAATTAAAACCTAATAAATCTAAACCTGTTGTGTAGGCTCTTTCCCAATCTTTTCTTGAAGATTTGTAATCTGTAAAATCTGAAAACAATTGACTACCTAATGGATCTAAAACATCATCTGGTAATAGATCTGCTAAATTAGCAAAATGATCTCCACCTAAAATAGGTTCTACTGCATTTGGGTCAAAATTAACATCTACGCTACCGTCTTCATTTTCTGAAAGTTCCGAAGGTTCTTTCATACCATCATCTCTTAATTTTTGTTCTTCAACTTGAACTGCTTTAGGATCTGGTAGTGTTACATTTGTTGCGCTGTTAGGTAATACCTTATCTATCTCTGCCATATAATTTCTCCGTTACTTCTTACCATTTTTCATGAAATAAGCCAAGCCCTCAGATTGAGGTCCTTTTTTAGGGGCTATCGTTCTTGTTAGATTTGCTATTCCGCCGGTTGCCATATCTGCTACACCTTTAACACCAGGTATGTTCATTAATTTTCTCATTCTGTCCATACCTTCTTTTTGAGGATTTAATATAGAATCTCCAAAAAATTTACCACTTGCTCCAAACAATTGTTCTTGATTAGAAGAATTTTTTCTAGCTTCTTCAAATAAACCTTTAAATATATTTTTGTTAAAATTAGGGTTTTTTCTAATTTCTTTAAAAATTTGTTGTTTTGTTATATTGGGATTTTTATATTGTTTTCTTATATCGTTTAAGATTTCGTCAGTTATATTGCTGTTAGCTATATCATCTATGCTATACACAGGATCTCCCATTCTTTTGTTTAAATCTTTTTGTGTTATTTCTGGAGCTGATATTTGTTCAACATCATCTACATCTTGTTTTTTAGCATTTTCTTTAAATTTTTTAAAAACACTTTTTGTTCCAAACCTATCTGCTGCTTCAAGTTCTAACCTAGCTGCTTGATCTCTTTCTGCTTCTGGTCTAAATTTAAAAATTAAATCTCGTTCAGCTTGTTTAACTCTTTCGTTATCTATTTCTAATTGTTTTGTTGAATCTACATTAGAAGTATAGCTGTAAGGATCTTCTGATAAAACACTTTGATTACTATCTCTTTTTTGTTTTGCGGAACTTAAATTATTTAAAGATTGTTCATAATCCCTTACACGTAACGCAGTTTTTGCATTCTCAGGACCTATTAATCTTGTAAGCATTGATGTATCAGCTTCTCTTGTTTGATCTCCTGGTCTAAAATATCCAGTAGATCTTGTAATAGCTTCATCTAATGTATCCCCCATACCCAGTCTAATTAAACTTTCGGCACCTAAAAATAATGCTTCTGGTATAATTCCAAATTTCATCACGGCTCTTAAACCCGTGCCGCTTTTTGTTAAGACAGAGTTTAACAATTTAGAAAGATTTCTACCTTGTGCACCTTTTGCAATTTTACCAGAGTTAATTGCTTTTTGTCCTTCTCTAAAACAAAAATCAAGATTTGTAGAACCTCCTTCATTAAACATACCTTGACATTTTGGGTCAGAACTTATGGATGCTATTAAGTTTTTAATGTTAGCTTTTTTTCCTAAAACTTTAAATAGTCCGCTATCTACAATATTTGATGCTCCTTTTTCTGAATTATATCTAATATTTTTAAACCCTACTTTTTTACCTCCTTCATCAACCCCCATATCATAGTCTTTAAATAATTTTTCAATTTCAGGTATTGCTTTTCCATCCGGGTTTTTTCTAACATACTCTTTAATGTTCTCCATGTAAGAACCTATTTTTCCTGGCGCTGATTGAAGGTTATTAGGGTAAACAATATTTTGTTGTCCTGTATAAACAGACCTAATATGTTCTGGTTGAATAAAAAGACGTTTTTCTGCTAGCTCTCTTACTTTAGCAACCTGTTCTTCTGGAGATAAATTTTTATATTTATCAAAGGTAATTTTACCTTTAGCTAAATTATCTTTACTTGCATCTATATTTAAAGCATTCATTATTTTTTTATTACTTAAAATTTCATCATCAGACAATTTTAAAATTTCTTCATTGCCTGCTAATATTTGATTTTCTAATGTAAAATATTGTTCTTTAGTTTTTTTTCCTGCTTTTTTTAAAAGTTTTGTAATTTCTCTTTTTCTTTTGTATTGAGATTCATATTTACTTTTGTTTGAATTTATTTGCTTAGGTTTAAATAAAGAAGTATCTAATCCTTCTTTTTGTAATGTGTATTGGACTCTTTGACCTTTAATTTTAGAATCAACCGGATCATCGGGAAAATATTTTCTGCCCAACGCCATCATACTATACTTACCTGTTTTAAAATCTTTTATAATATTTGCTCTAGTATTTTCTGGTATTCTAAATTTAGTTTGGCTTATATACTTAGTGCTATTATCCATGTTCTTAATTGTACCCTCTTTAAATTTTCCACCGTTAACTGGTCTAAAATCAGTTTCTTTATTTAAAAAGTCAGCAAACTGTTTTTGATTTTTGTTTGAATTTTCTAATCTTAATTTTAAATAATCATCATCAGCATAAAGTGCTGGTTTTATATATTTAGCAAGTTTTGGATCGGTGTCTCTTATGTTTTTAAGAATTTTAAGATTGTCTTCAGTTCTAGGTAATTTTTTTCTTTTTATTGTTTTTCTTTTACCTTCTATTTGTTTACGAACTTCTAATTCATAAATAGGTTTACCATTTACTGTTTTTTTATGGATATATCTACCTAGCTCATCATCTTGAGAATAGCTTCCTGGTTCATCAACCAAACCACGTTTAGGTTTTGTGACTGAGCCACCAGTAAAATATTTTTGTGTATTGTACACAGGCTCTGGTTGCTTGCTGTAATTTGCTTTAACCCTGTCTATGTAAGTAAGAATATCCATTATATATTTAACACACCTGCTAGTCCGCCTTTGGCACTGCCCTTACGATCTTTAGGATCAAAGTTGTCTAGCTGTATTTTTTGTTCTAAATTTTTATAACTTTCAGGATCATTTTCTTTTAAAAATGTAGTAAACTCATCCGCAATAGTTGGATCGCTAATATCTATTGCTCCTTTGTCTTTAATACTTTTTAAAGTTTCAGTTGGTTCAGAAAATTGTTTCATTTTTTTAAGTTTTTCACGATTTTTTAAAAATTGTCCACTTAAAGCGCTGTAGGCTTCATTATATAAATCCATCCGTTTCCTTTGATCTACTATGTCTGTTACATCTCCACCTTCTTCAATTAGACCTAGTTGAAAAGCGTACTCATCAGCTAAAATATCTGCATCATATTTCATATCACCGCTTGCACTACCACCAACTTCATCCATAGCTTTTAAAAGTGCTTTATTAGGAGTTTTTGTTTTTACTATTTTTGATTTTTTAGTTTTTGCTACAGATTTAGTTATATCACGTAAGACTGCATCTTTATCAAGAACACCGTCTTTATCAAATAGATTATCTATACCAATCTCTTCTGCAGATGCTCTATCTTTTATGTTTGTATTAAATCTCTCGTTAGCGTCTTTAAACATGTCTCTTGTTACAGTTGACTCTGGTATAGGAGCTTTGTCTGCTGTTGTTAATGGTATTTTACCAATTTCTTTTTCATAAAGTTCTTTAATTAATTTTTCACCGTTTTTTTGATTTGAAACGTTGTCTAGTAATGTTTTGCTAAAACCTTTTTTCTTAACTAAAGTATCTATAAGAAATTGCATAGCTGCTTTTGCAGCTTGGCCTCCTTTTACAATTTTGCCTTTAAGAAATCCTACTCTACCTCCTATTGCAAAATCATCTATATCTGGTTCAGGAGGATCGGGGTAATTTTGTATTTCAGGAGACTCATGTGGATTTTCCATATAATTTTGAGTTTCTTTGTTTTTTTTATCTATTCTGTAATTATCTTTAAATGAAGGTGTTTTATCTTTAGCATAAAGTTCTAATGATTTTAAATCGGCTTTAGTTGAGTTTAAATTTACATAAACTCCTTCGGTTAAAATATCAGCATCATCAGGGTTTCCTTCAAATTTAGCTTGAGACTCATTCATTTCAAAGTTAGGTTTTTTATTTTTACCTGATGCAGGTTTATAATACATTTCTAAACCTTCATCATAAGCGGTTGAAAGCCCTCCTGTTTTTGGATTATCTGCTGTCATATATGTTCCGTATTCTCCATGAACTACTACATCCACATCTCCTGTCTTTAAGTTATGAGCCACGTCCATATCGGTGCCTTTAATATTTACACGTTTAATAACTTCTTGGCCATCAGTATGAACTGACACTTTCTTAGTTACATCAGTTCCTTCAGTCCAGGCTTTTTTAACTAGAGCTGGAAACCAGTCTGGCATACCTGCTGTTTTTGTAATTGTAGGTGTAACTATTTTACTAAGACCTTTAGTTTTTATTAAACCACCTAAACCTGTTTTAAATGCGGCTCCTGTTGCTGCAGCGCCACCCATAGCTTGTAAAAATGCTCTACGAGTAAATCCACCTTTGCCGTAAGCTGCTCTGCCACCTTCGTTTAAATATAATTGACCAGCTATGCCACCTTCTGCCATTGCATCAGGGTCACCATCGTAATCTTTTAATTTAGTTGCAAGATCTTCTTCTTTTCCATCAACAATATTTTTCATTTCTTGATCAGAATAAGATTGTTTAATGGTTGGATCTTTTCTTGGTTTTAAAAAACTAGGGTCAATGTTCTCATCAATAATTTTATTAAAGTCTGAATACTTTTCTGTATTCATAAATTTATTTGCAATACCATCAAAAGCTTCCAAAGAATCTTCACCATAATATGTTCTAAGTATATCAATTGGATCTGATCCACCTCCAGAAGGTTGTATTATAGATTTAATCTCATCTGGTTGTAATTTAATTTTACCTAACTTAATTTCTCTATTTAAAAATTCTCTAGCAGCTGTTCTAACCAAACCTTCTTTCTTACGATCAACAGGTGGTGCTGATGACTTCATTAAGTCCATAAAGATGTCACCCGCTGATTCTGCTTTGGTCTCCATGTCTTTGCCCATCTTATTTATTCTATTAGTTGATGAAAGCATCGAGCCCATTGGACTATTTGGATCAACTCCTTCTGGTAATCCCATATCATTTTTTAAGGATTCTAAACCTTTGCCTGTTACTTGTTGCTTACTGCCTAAATCTATGACCTTGCCTTCAGATTGACTTTGTGGAAATTTAAAATCAAATAAGGTGTTTACATTATTCTCAAAATTTTTAATTTGTCTTGCGTCTTTAGTTCCAAAAGCATAAGGCAAACTTTCTAAGATAGAAGCTGCTGCTTCCTCTAAAGCTTCTGGGTTTTTTTGAAGATATTTTTTACTAAAAGTACCACTAAGAGAATTGTTTATACCTTGACCAAGACTTCTAACATTACTTGTATTGCCCATCATACTGGACACGGTTTTTACACCAAATAATTTTTGTAGTTTTTGTAGTAGTGTTATTGCCGCCATTAATAATAAACCTTCTTAGTTTTTATAATTGTTTGATCGTTATAGTCTTCGGGATGAGGAATTAACCCTCCCTGTCTAAATCGCATCACGGCTTGAGTCATACTATCTACAAGATCGTCATGATCACCATAAGGAAACGCTGCACATTCTTCAATAACTTCCTGTGCAAAATTCTTATGGGTTGGAGCCCATATCATACCACTTTCAAATAAAGGTGCAACTGAATTTACACGTGTGTGTTTGTCATTACCTCTTGAAGGAGTAAAATTAACTACAGGTATTCCCATATTACGAAGTTCATAGGTAAGAGGTAGTCCTGATGCTTTAGATTCTATTAATACTGTTTCTGGTTGCCAGTAGTTATATTGCTCTAATGCTTTACGTCTTAGTTCTGGAAACTCTAGTCTTGCTTTGAATGAATCTACTAACATTAGACTTGCAGGCTTGTCTTCGGATTCTCTAAACACGCCCCATGTTGTAATAGCAGAATAATCGGCAGTTTCCTTCTTCATAAATGCTGTGTCATAGGATTGTATAACGTGTTCTAGCTTAGGCATGTAATCATGATCCCATTTCTTCCACCACTCACGTTTTATAATTGCACCTTCTTCACTAGTTGGGTTTTGCATCCATTGTGCGTTCCATTTACCAATTGAGATAGAGGCCTTTACAGCTTCTAATTCTTTTATCTTCCAATACTCTGGCCAGACAGGTTTTTTACTTGGTAGGATTGCAGGAAATTCTATAAGTTCCCATTGATCTGCTTTTGCTTCTTTTTGATGAGACAACAGCATGCCCGTTAAATCTTTAACATTCCATCTTGTCATTACACAGACAATAGTACCACCTGGTTGTAATCTTTGACGTGGTCCTGATGTATACCATTCGTAAGCTCTCTCAAGAGCAGTTAAATTTAAAGCATCTTGCTCAGAATGGGGATCATCTATAATTAATAGATCTGCACCCCGACCTGTAATTGCTCCACCAACACCAGCAGCAAAGTATTCTCCACCTTGTGCAGTTTCCCAGCGACCTGCTGCTTGTGAATCTTCTCTAAGTCTAGTTGGAAATACTGATTTGTATTCTTCTGTGTCCATTAATGTTTTTGCCTTACGCCCGAACCTTATGGCTAGTTCTCCGGTGTGGGTCGTTTGAATAATTTTTAGTTTTGGGTTTCTCCCGATCATCCAGGCAGGGAGCAGGGAACTGGCGAACTCTGACTTGGTATGTCTTGGTGGCATGTTAACAATTAATCTTTTAACTTTACCTGTAGACATTTCGTTAAATTTTTTTGCAATAATTTTATGGTGCGGACCCTCAATGAATTCTGGCCACATGTGTTTTACAAAACTTAAAAAATCAGATTGTATATGAGATATCTTTTTCTTTTCTCCAAACTTTAAATACATTCTCATAAAGTCTTTTCTTACATCTGGAGGTAATTTTTTTATTTTTTTTAAGTCAATATTCATAATATTTTTTTGCAAAATTTTTTTTGGTTGATTTTGGAACCCATAATGGTTTTATAGGCTAAAACCCTCTAAATCAAGCTATAAAGGGTATACTAAGGGACCCCTATATTTTAGGGGGTATAATAACAATATGCCTAGCGCAAATTTTTGCATGGCACTGGTACCTCTATTGATTGTAGCCCCGCAGGGGGCGCACAACCTATGGTTGTGCATGTTATGTTGTTAGTCTAGTAGTGTCATGTATGCTGGTACATTTAACCTGCTAAACTTATCTAATTTCTTTTGCATTGTATCGTAGTCCGCTCCCTCTTCTGCTGTCTTGATCTCTATGTATAGTTTATGTTCCTTCTCAGTTAACATTGCTGATTGACCTGAATAAGGGTTAGTTGTTTTTATTAGTTGAGCCATTCTTAATCCTTTGTTGTAGTTTATATAACTTACGATCGTAATAGATCTCCATGTTTACTGCTATGACAAATAATACAAAGCCACTCAGTAAGAATGTTATGCCTATGTATAGTAACGTATTGTACAT